TCTTTAACAACTTTATTTACAACATTCACATCAAAAACCTCTCCCATCGGGAAAGATTTAGTAACACCGTTAAAACCAACAACGGCCATACCGTTTTCGTATTTGTAAAATTCATAAGACATTGGGTCGCTGGCGTGTGCGACAATATCACCAGGGGAAAGTATTCGATTTTCGCTAAGCACGATTGTAATAGCTGATGCAATAATCTGTGAGCTTGTCATAGCAATGTCAAAGCAAAGTGGATTGAAAGATGCAGTAATTTAGTCAAAAAGCCGGGGACTTACTGGTCTGCGCTTGTTACCGCCCACCTCCAGTGACGGCCGGCGCCAGCGGTAAACCTCGACGGGTCCCGTTGCAGGCAAGAGGCCGTGTTTGAGCTACCACCAGGGCCGGGCAGTAGACGGCATTGCCAGGGAGCGCATATCCGGGAGCCATGAGCCCCGCCATGCCCCAAATTGAAACAGCCCCAGACGGGGCATAAGGGCTAGAGCATGGCGGGACCTCACGGATCAATAGCAGGCGGCCAGGTCATGGTTCGGCGGCCATGGGAGGACCATAGCATAGGGTGAACCTCTCCGGCTACACTGGCTGAGATTCCCCTGCCCCTACCGATGCCGTCGAAACGACACCCGATTTCAATCAGGCCCACTGAGCAACAAATGCTCTGGCTGCGGGCTGAGGCCAATAGCAGGGGCCTAGCGGTCAATGCCCTGGTGGTTTTAGCCATCGAGCGAGCCAGGCGGGCCAGTCTGGCAGCCACGGCGCGGGAAACCGCCAAAGCCCGGCGCGAGGCCGAATGAGCGAGAAACAAAAATTGATCGTCAGCAGTAGGCGCAACCCCTGCCCTGTCTGCGGCCGAACGAAAGACAGCGATTGCCGAATGTCGGCCGATGGCCTTGAGGTGATCTGCCATCACCCCAAAGACCACCGAGCCGGCGAGGTGATTACTGGGGCGGATGATCAAACCTGGGCATTTACCGGCAATACCCGCGACGGCAGGGCAGGCCATTACACCCTCGACAAACCACGCGACGGGGCCCAGCGCCTCCCCAGGCGATCGATTCAGCAGCGGCCAGCCGAACCAGCGCGGACACAGCCGGCGCCTTTGCCTGACCGGCCCCCGGCCCTGGCCAGGATGACCCCAAGGGAGCCTGGCGGCAGCCCGTACCGCTACAGCGATACCCAGCGGGTCGAGAGGGTGCCATTGGCTGACGGGGACAAAGCGTTCTACGCCAGTCATTTCGGCATCCTTGTGCCTTTTTTGGACGACCAATGGCAAACGGGGTCCGGACCTGATCCATGGCCAGTTTTCCACCAGGACGACACCATCGGTGCTGAGGGCTGGATCCTGGAAACCGAGGGCGAAAAATGCGCAGAGATCGCCTCGTCCGAGGGGTTGGTCACGATCAGCCAGCCAGGACACGCCCGCACCATTGAGCAGATCGTGCCCCGCTACCAGGCGCTCAAGGCTGGTGGCTGCCCAGGAGTGGTCTATTTGGCCGACCATGACGGCCCCGACCGGCCGCTGCACCAGCAAGAGGGGCGACGGCGCGCCGAGAACGCAGCCGAGGCCGCAGCGCAGGCAGGGCTGCCGATGCTGGTGATCCCGGCCATTGATCTATGGCCTGGCCTCCCAGACGGTGGATCCATCGACGATGCCCCGGGTGACACTGGCAGCGCGATCCTGGACATCATTGAAGCTTCGACCGAGGCCTACTGGACGCTGGTTGAGGTTCAGCAACAGGAGCAGGAGCCAGGGCCCCAACGATCAGAGCCGCCACGCGATCAGCAGATTCAATTACTGCTAGACACCCTCCTTGATCTGAAACTTGAGCCGGCCGACCAATGGGCACAAGAGCAGGCGATCAGGGCCGAGCTATTCGCCCTTGGGGTCAGGGGCGACGCCATAGACGATCGAATGATGGTGGCCCTAGCCGCAAGGTGGGGCCTGCCCCTGCAGCAGGGCCACAGCGGGCAACGCCGGGGGCGATCAATCACCGATCCCCTCGATTCACCTGCCGAGGATCTACTGCCTGGGTTTCTGCTTTGGCGCCGGGATCATGTCGTATTCGGAGCAGGTGGCGCTGGCAAGACCATGGCTGCAGCTGCAATGGCCGCGGCTGTCATCAAAGGCCAGGCGTTTCTTGATCAGGAGATCCCCGTTGATCCCGGCCGGCGCGGCAAGGTCCTTTGGATTGGCACCGACGCCGGCGAGGGGGCCAGGGCCATGGTTCTCGAATACCTCGAAGATCTGGGGGTGGCCGACGATCCAGAGATGATCGCAGGCTTATCGATCTGGGCCGCCGAGGCTGGCGACCACATGCCGCCTTGGTGCTGCTCTCCGCGGGGCCTGCTGGAACTCCGCGACGAACTGGAGTTTGGTGGTTACAGCCTGGTGATCATTGACAGTCTTAAGGCCGTGTTGGAGCTTGCCGGGATCAATTTTGGAATCGGCCCGGTCGGCACGTTGCTGCGGTTTATGCAGGCCCTGGTTGGCCGGCATTGCTCCCTGGTGTGGCTCCATCACCCTGCAGGCGGCAAGGCCTCTGGCAAAGGGGTACAGGCCGCTGCAGGCTCCCAAAACATCAACCAAATCCCTAGCGGTGTCCACCAGATCACCCGGCACACCGGCGAACGGGGCAGCTGCAACGAGTGGTCGGTGCTCAAGTTGCGTGGCAGCCAATCCCGCGATTTCAAGTACCGCCTTGGGCCCGAGGGGTTTGAGGTGAGCGACGGAGAGATCACCGGGAACGCTCGCTGCGCCCTCCTGGATCGCCTGGAGCTGCGCGAGGCCAGCGGTAGGCCCACCGACACCCGGATGTTGCTTGATGACCTCCAGGGGGTCTCTGAGGCGACGGTGCGCAACAACCTGACCTGGCTGCGAAAGCAAGGCTTGATCAAAAAAGCGGGGAAAGCCTGGAAGCTGACAACCGTTGGCCGCAATGCTCCTCGATATGCCTTGTAAGGATTCTGTAATGACCCAAATCTCAACCTCTTACCTCCCCCCCCCCATACTGTTTTTTCTTTTTAGAGGGATTTCGGGAAAAAATCCCTGAGATCATTTGCAGTGGAAAGGGTTTCAGGATTGCCAAATCGGGAATTTTGCGGGAATTTTGCGGGAATTTCTCAATGGGCAGGATTTTGGAAAATCCCGATTCCCAAAGAAAATCCCGCAAAATTCCCGATGTTTTGAACCTCTAAACCATTGCTATGACTGCGATTTGCCGGATTTTATCCCGATCCCTGTGTTTTTTATTGGGGGGGGGGGGGTGATTTCAAAAAGCTTGGCCTCTTTCGATCCCCTTTCCAGTGCCAACACCCCCACCAGCAGCCATGACCCAGCCAGCACCCAACAGCAAACACCCAACACCCATGAGCAACCCCAACAACGCAAACGACGAAGCCACCATCAGAGCCATCCTCACCGCGCGTATCAGCATTACCAACGAAGCATTGCGACAACAGTTTGCAATTAAAGATAGAAAAACTGTCGCCAACATACGATTAGGCCGCACATGCAAAAACATTGCTCCAGAGCTGCCACGACTGACAAGTATCCCCCCGGACTATGCACGAAGGCAAACTTGCAAGATGTGCAAACTTTTTGAGCCAACCCCTTGCAGGATTGATAGAATTGACTCCGAAAGATCGATTCAACGTTTAGGATATTGCACTATTGGCATCCCAGAATGCAACGACTCATTGCATTTTGCTTCGCAATGCCCATCGTTTTGCCCACTGAACTGAAGTAGGCTTAGGGCATGGCAAACCGACCAAAACGTAAAGGGGATCGAGGCGAATTGGAAGCCGCTGCAATCCTCACCGAAACCCTTGGCTTGCCCGTGCGACGAAAGCTGGGCGCAGGCCGGGCGGACGACGCCGGCGACTTGGACGGTGTTCCAGGCCATGTTGTGCAAATCGCCAACTGGGAAGACACCGCAGCCGCCGCCAGGGTCAAACCGACAGCAGCAGAACAGCAACGTATAAACGCTCAAGAGGAACACGCTGCCAGCATTATTCGATTTCGCGGTGGCACATGGCGCGTGGTGCTGACCCTGGAGCAGTGGGCGCGCTACCTGCAGGCCATGGGGCTGGTTGAGGTATAGATGGGCACCAACGAATTCATCAGAGTAAAGGTCGAAGGCATTAGCCAGCTAGAGAAGATGCGGGCCTTCCTTGATCCCAAACTGTTTCAGAAGGCAACAAGGGCAGGGATCTTGGCTGCTGCCACGTCCGCCAATAAGCAGGCAGGCAAAAGTATTAGCCAAAGATATAACATTGGATCAAGACGTATCAAGCAAGATGTAAGCCTGTTTACGGGTTTGGCTAGCAGGGGAGAAGCCACTCTCACGTTTGCATCCAGGGCACCAACTCTTAGCCAGTTTGGGTTTAAGCCTGGCACCCGCGCCACCGGGCTTCCAGGGCTAGGCCGTGGCCGTGGTTGGGGGAAAGCAACAAAACGAGGCCGACCGGGCCGAGCCAGCATTCTGCGGGGCCAACGCCAGGACTACCCAACGACCTTCATGGCCATGGGCAGGGGTGGCGTCATGCTGCCCTTCAGGGTCGGGGACAAACGCAAGCCTGACGGCAAGAGGCGGTTGCAGGTGGTCTATGGGCCGTCGGTGGCACGCATGTTTGACAAAGGCGAGCACAGCAAATTGATCCAGACCGAGATCAACATTGAGATCAACAGGAGCTTCATAGCGGGCTACAAGCGGGCCTTGGACTCGGCCGCCAGGGGCTATGGGGGGCGATGATGCGCGGCCTAGTCATAGCAAGGGGTCTCAGCAAATCTCAGTCATACCAAGGAGTTTCGGGATATTACCCCAAATCCCAGTCATGCCAAGGGATCTGCCAAGAACCCAGTCATAGCAAGGGGTTTCGGCTTGGGTCCTCCCGAACGACACATACCGAGGGAACCACGAAGCCGCGATTTATCTGTTGATAACGCTTCTCAATAAAGGTACAGCCTTGCCAAGGCCAGCCTGTAACCGGTCTAATCGCTTGGTATCACAAGGTTGTAACCTATTTTGTACGCAGCTGGTTACAATATGCCCATGGGTACAAATCCGATGCTGGTCCCGCGGGCAGAGTGAACCTCCAGCAGTACGCCGATCACCGCAAGGCCCAGGGCCTTCGAGGGGCCACCCATGTGTCGGTGCTCAGGGCAATTAAGGCGGGTCGGATGCAGCCCCCAGCGGTTGAGCGTCAAGGGAGTGGCTGGGAGATTGACCCGGCTCTTGCTGATGAGCAGTGGGCTCAGGCCACCGACCCGGCGCCCCGTGGGACCAATGCCAGCCAAGGTCAGGGGCCCAGACCGAAAGCTGCCGCGCCGGGAGGCCAGGCGCCCACGGCCAAGCAAGATCAGCAGCCGGCAAAGCCCAGGCCATCGCGTCCCCCCGCCCAGTCCCTTGCCGACAATTTTCCAGAGCCTGAAGAAATCCCCAGCTACAACGACAGTCGGGCTCGATCCGAATTCGAGAAGGCCAATATCCTGGAAATGGATCGCAAGGCCAAAGCAAACATGCTGCTCCCCCGCGAGGAAGTAGGGCAGGCCTGGGATGCAGCGGTCAATATCACCCGCACCGTGATGCTGGGGGTGCCAAGCAAGGCAAAGCAGAGAATTCCGCACCTGACACCCGATGAGGTGGCGGTGTTGATGGACCTGATACGCGAGGCCCTGAGTGGTCTCGCTGCGGGCGACGTAATGGAGCTCTACCCAGAGGTTGAGCCTTGACACTGCCAGCGGTGCAGGAGCTGACGCGGCGGATCCTGAACGGCTTTAAGCCACCCCCGAAGCTGCGGCTTTCGGAATATGCGGACCAACCGGCCACGGTCGATGGCGGCGCGGTGATGACCGGCAACGCAGCAGAGAAGGGCCAGTGGCGGACGCTGCCGTATCAGCGGCCGATCCTGGATGCGTTCACTAACCCCAATGTTGAAACGGTGGTTTGTTTGAAGTCGGCTCGCGTCGGCTGGACAAAGATGCTGGGCGTTGTTGTTCAGTATTACTCGCACCATGATCCATGCCCGATCATGATTGTGCAGCCGGTTAAGGAGGACGCTGAAGGGTATAGCAAGGAAGAAATCAAGCCATTATTCGAGGATACGCCAGCGCTGCAGGGGCTAATAACTGAATCCAAAGCACGCAACACCAGCAGTAATACGATCCTACTAAAGCAGCTTAGCAATGGCGGTTTAATAGATATAGTAAATGCTGCCAGTGGGCGGGCCTTTCGGCGCAAATCTAGAAAGATTGTTCTCTTTGATGAGTTTGACGCTTATCGCAGAATTGACGAAGGCGACGTTTACAAGCTAGGCCGCAACCGTGCTGATTACTACTGGGACCGCAAAATAGGCGTAGGCAGCACACCAATATTCAAGGATGGGCGAACAGAGGAATTATACAAGAAATCAGATCAGCGAAAGTTCTTTGTCCCTTGCCCATTTTGCAATCACTATCAAATTTTGCGATGGGATCAAATGATAAAAGAGGGCGAATTTATTGCCCATTATGAATGCGAGAATTGCAAAAAGCCGATCCCGCACAGCAAAAAACGCTGGATGGTTGAGCGCTGCGAAGATCGCCCGACCGCTGTTGCCCAGGTTCCTGGCCTCATTGGGTTTCATGTCTGGGCGGCCTACAGCTATTCACCTGCGGCGGACTGGGCAATTCTGGTTCGTGAATACGACGAGGCCTTGGAGTCGCTGCGCAAAGGCGACCCAGAGCCAATGCAGACCTTCAGAAATACGGTGCTCGGCGAAGGTTGGGTGGACTCGCAGGCCGGCAAGGTCTCGGCTGACAACCTGGCCAAGCGCCGGCAGTCTGTTGATCTGGGCAATGGCTATTCGATTCTTGGCGAGGACTTCACCCTGACCGGAGTGCCTAATGGCGTGCTGTTGATCACCGCTGGAGTAGACACCCAGGGCGGTGGCGGCACGGCAAACGAGCGACTGGTTGCCACCGTCTGGGGCTGGGGCGTTGGGGAGGAGGGCTGGCACCTGGGCCATTGGGACATCGATGGCGACCCGCAGGACAAAAACACGCTTGCGCAACTGGACCGGATCGCCGAAACCAAATGGGTCCGAGAGGATGGCACCGTGCTCAGGTTGGCGCGGGGCGGCATTGATGAAGGTGGCGATGCAACCAGTTGCCAAGCGGTCCGCGAGTTTTGCTCAACCCGTAAAGATGTTTGGGTGCCAGTTCGAGGGGCTCCGCAAAAGAGCAAACCCCTGTTGGGCAGGGGCGTGCCGGTGAGCATCAACCGCAAAAATAAGCCGATTGTAAAGAACGGGGTTAACCTGTATTTTGTGGGTTATGACGAAAGCGTCAAGTCACTGCAATATCGGTTAGGAGTTGAGACCGTAGGCCCTGGTTACTTGCATTTTGGCCTGTGCTCAACTGATCAATTCTTGGCGGAGCTGTTCCCCTGGAGGCGGATGCCGCGGCGGAGCAGGGGCCAGATCAGCTATCACTGGGAAGCGCCAACCGGGGCGCGAGATGAGGGGGGGGACTGCACCCGCTACGCATATGCGGTGCTGCAGCTGGTAACCCGCCGCTACACCCCAGGCACCATGTGGGCCCAACTCGCCCGCACCCTGGGCACCCAGGCGCCGGGGACGGGAGGGGGAGGGGTTAATAGGTTTGGCACTGGCGGGCGCTTTGGGTGAGTATGATGCTAGGCATGGCAGGAATTACGCTCGCTATCGCCACTGCGCGGCTCGATGATTACCTTGATGCCGAGGTCAAGGTATTGGATGGTCAGGAAAAAAAGATGGGAGACCGAACGCTCAAGCGTGCGGATCTGGCAGAAATTCAGGCAGGGATTCAGATATGGAATCGCAGGGTGCAGGAGCTGAGCAGCCGGGCCAATGGCCGTGGCCGGGGATTCACCCTTAGGCCTAACTTCTGATGGCAAAGCGCCGCAACAACAAAAAGCTTCAGCTGGCTCAGGCCCTGCCCGCCGACCTTGACCGCCTAGGCCATGGCGGGATGATGGCCTTTGGCGGCATGACCGGCACCAGCAGAATGGCCCGGTCGCCGCGGTTTGCCAACTGGCGTCCACAGCTACTGGATGCAGACGGTGAGGCCGAGTATGAACTGGCCGACCTGCGGGCATTCTCCAGGGATCTGGAGAGGACCGCACCGGTAGCGACTGGGGCGATCGAGACTAGGGTTTCGCACATTGTTGGAACCGGCCTCAGCCTGCAAAGCCGAATTGATGCCAAGGAGCTGGGTTTGTCGGATGAACAGGCCAGCGAATGGCAGAGCATGACCGAGCGGCGGTTTGGAATGTGGGCAAAATCGCAGTATGCCGATCGCCATGGCGAGCTGTGTTTCTATGAGCAGCAGCAGCTGGCGTTGCGTTCGCACGATTCCAGTGGTGATGTGTTTGTACTGCTTGGTGATAAGGGCCGCGAGGATTGGCCGTTTCGGCTGACGGTGCAGCTTGTTGAGGCTGACCGGGTCAGCAATCCAGATGGACGGATGAATACCGGCACGCTGATTGATGGCGTAGAGCGTGATGCCGACGGCGAGCCAGTGGCGATTCAGGTTTCTCGCTACCACCCAGGCCGGCTGATCCCTCAAACCGCCAACACATGGGAACGGATCCCGTACCGGGGCAGCTCTGGCCGCCGCAATGTCCTGCACCTGAAGGAAATGAAGCGCCCCGGCCAAACCCGTGGGCTGCCGATCCTGGCCCCGATCATTGCCACAATCAAACAGCTAACCCGGTACACCGACGCCGAAGTGGACGCGGCAGTGAACAGCGCAGCGCTGGCGCTGTTTATGCAAATGGACCCAGAGGCGTTTTCAGACTCGACTATTTTTAGCGATCAAGAACGACAAAGGATGTTGGCCGCGGCTAATTGGGACGGCACGATCGAAAGCGGCCGGGCCGTGAACCTGATGCCAGGCGAAAGCATTGTCAGCCCAACTCCTGGCCGCCCAAATCCAAACTTCGATCCGTTTTTTGGGGCGATGCTAAACATCTGCTCCATGGGTCTGGGGATTCCTAAGGAGGTGCTGGCCAAGGCCTTCAACGCCTCCTATTCCGCCAGCCGTGCTGCATTGATGGATGCCTGGCGGACTTGGCAAATCAAGCGCGTCTGGCTGGCCCAACGGCTATGCCAGCCCGTTTATGAGGAGTGGTTGGCCGATGCCGTGGCACTGGGGATCATCCAGGCGCCAGGCTTTTTTGCTGATTCTTTCATCCGGTATGCATGGAGCCAGACCAGCTGGTGCGGCGATGGCCCTGGGGCTCTCGATCCGTTGAAAGAGGCCATGGCGGCAGCCAAGCGCATGGAGGAGGGCATCACCACCCGAGCTGAAGAAGTTGTTGCCTATGACGGCGGCGACTGGGAAACCAAGCACCGGCAAAGCGCCAGGGAGATGGCGGCCAGGGTGCGCGATGGTCTGCAGATGCCAGCGGTTGCGGTTGCGGTGCCACCACCTGACCCAAACAGCACTACCGATTAGATTGGGCCTATGACAGTTCTTGATGTCCTAAATGCACCCTGGGCGATCCTGCCCAACCGCCTGGAAGAAATTCAGGCGATCTACGCGGCCCGCAGCCGCGGGGAAGAACTGGACATTGCGGCATTAGAGGCCAGGATTGGCCGGCCACTGGGGACCGAGCAGCAACAGGGCTATGAGGTGCGGAACGGCGCAGCATTGATCCCGCTGCATGGCGTGTTGGCTCAGCGGATGAACCTGATGACCAACATGTCAGGTGGCACCAGCACCGAGCTGTTCGCTCGTGATGTTCAGACCGCAGCGGCAGACCCCACCGTCAAGGCCATCATCCTGCTGGCGGACACCCCAGGCGGCACCGTGGCTGGCACTCAGACGGCTGCGGCGGCGGTGCGGGCGGTGCGTGGCGTGAAGCCAATTGCAACTCTGGTTCAGGGAATGATGGCAAGCGCTGGCTTGTGGGTGGGATCCGCAGCTGACTTTATTGCTTTGGAGTCAGGCACTTCGCAAGAAGGGTCTTTGGGTGTGGTCGCAACTCATGTTGACGTGAGCCAGCGAGAGCAGGCGATGGGGGTCAAGACTACCGAGATCGTGGCCGGCAAGTTCAAGCGGGCGGCATCGCAGTATGGCCCGCTGACCGAAACCGGTCAAAAAGTAATCCAGGATCAAGTAGACTATTTGTACTCGCTGTTTGTCACTGATGTTGCCGCCAACCGTGGGGTATCGGTTGAGCGTGTTCTCGATGACATGGCTGATGGGCGAATGTTCATCGGTCAACAGGCGATTGACGCGGGCCTCGCGGACCAAATCAGTAGCCTGGACATGCTGATAGCTCAGCTCACTGCAACCCCTAGCGCCTCCACTGGTGGGCGCTCTGCCCCATCCACCCAGCCCCCCGCCCGTTTTGCTATGGATGAAAATCAACCCACGCCCCAGACCACTGCCGAATGGCTGGCGGCTAACCCCGAGGTCGTCGCATCATTGCGGGCCGAAGGTGCTGCCGCCGAACGCCAGCGGATCGCCGATGTTCGCGCCCGGTCAATGCCAGGCCATGAAGCTCTGATCGAGCGACTGGCTGCTGATGGCAAGACCACTGGCGTTGAAGCTGGTGATGCTGTTCTGACTGCCGAAAAGGCCGGCCTCGCCAGTGTTGCGCAGGCTCGGCAGTTTGACGGGGCCCCCAGTGTTCCTTACGCCCCTGCCCCTGACGGCAACCATGAGGCCAAACCTAGCAAGGCCTTTGTATTCTCCGGGTTTCTTGGCCCTGGAGCTAATGAAGAGGCGATTCACGACAGCGCATTGGCCTATCAAGCTGAGCATCCTGGCGCTAGCTATCAGGATGCAATTCGCGCCATCACCACTCAAGGAGGTAACTGATCATGGCCGTTGGTAATTACGCTGAAACCAGCCTGCCCATCAGGGCAACGGCTACCATCACCCAAAACCGAGCCATCAACTTTGCTGGCGCTGTTCCTGCCGTTGGCGGTCATGGCGCTGTGGCGGTGTTTGGCGGCGTGAGTGGCGATCTCATCACTGCTGTTGTGACGGGAACTGCGCAGGTTGAAGCCGGCGCGGCATTCGCCGCAGACATTGCGCTGCAGTTTGACTCTGTTGGCCGCCTAGTAACTCGAACTACTGGCGCTACCGTTGCCCGATCTATCACCGCTGCCGCTGCCGCTGGTGACATTGCCGAAGCTCTCCTTATCCCCAACTGATCATGGCCGCACAAAACCTCAGCCAGGCCCGTGCTGGCATCAGCCCCGTCAACACTGCAATCGCTCAAGGGTTTCAAAACTCTGAGTTTGTAGGGATGAACCTGTTTCCCCGTGTTCCCACGGGCGCTCGCGCAGGAAAGATCATTTCCTTTAATAAGGAATCTTTCATGCAATACAGCAACATGGCCCGCAGCCCTGGCGCTAGAACTCCTCGCGTTTCGTTTGGTTATTCCGGGAGTGACTACGGCCTTCAGGATTATTCCATTGAGGGCATGTTGCCCAAGGAAATCAGGGAAGAGCAGCTTGATCCTTCTAAGGGCTTTACTATTGATGGTGCGACAATGGCCATCAATGGAGCGATGGATATTGTTGGCTTGCGTCTTGAAATTCAACAAGCTGCGCTGGCTACCAATACGGCAAATTATGATTCTTCTAATAGGATTATACTTTCCGGCACTAGTCAATTTTCGGACTTTACCGGCACTAGCAACCCCGTTAAGGTTGTAAAAGATGGCAAGGAAGTCATTCGACAACAGATTGGGAAGCGCCCAACTGATTTAGTGATGGGGGCTGCAGTTTTTGAGGTGTTGACCCAGCATCCTGTGATCGTTGACCGGATCAAGTATACCGGTCGTGACACTGCTACGCCGGAACTTTTGGCTTCACTTTTTGGCGTGCAAAATGTTTGGGTGGGAGATGCTATTCAATCAAACGATGCTGGCGTGTTTTCTGATGTATGGGGCAAGGATATAGTGTTGGTTTATAAGCCAGTCGCCTCTTTAGCTCAAATGGGAGCGCCTAGCTATGGGTACACTTACAACCTCAATGGATACCCAATGAGCGAGCCGGCTTACTACGAAAACAACAAGAAGGCTTGGTGTTTCCCTGTGTCCAGCTGCGAAGCCCCCGCCATTGCCGCCAAAGCGGCTGGCTACCTGATCAAAAACGCAGTCGCCTGATCATGCCCGCCTACACCGTTCTCAATGGTCCTGTTTACCACGACGGGGCCCGCTATGAAGATGGCGCCGAGATCCTCCGGCTAACCACCGAAGAAGCCGCCACCCTGGTGGCCTTGGGGGTTGTTGGTGCCACGCCCGAAGGTGGCAAGAAGACTAAACCTTCTGAGCCTGGCGACTGATGGCGTTCGACGATCTAGATGATTTTCTGGATCTGGACATGGGCGCTGTTCCCGTGATAGCCGGGGCTGTAACAGGCCTTGGCTATCTCGACTTGAACAGTGAAATTATTTTTGATGGAGACGTTAAGGTAATTGATTATTTGCTGACTGCAAAAACTGATTTATTTGGCAGCTTAAATTATGGGAGCCCAGTTACGGTAGACGGCCAAACCTACAAAGTTGAGATGCAGCCCCAGCGCTTCAATGATGGCGCGTTTTGCAAGATTCCATTAGCCCGCATTACAGCCATAGCTATCCCCCTAGTCTCCCGCCTCCTCCGCACCGGCTCCGGCCAGTTATTGGTTACCGGCTCCGGCCGTTCGCTGCAAACCCAGCCGTCCTAAGCCATGACCCAAACACCGCTCACGATTTCCCAACTGCCAGACCTGGGCAGCGTCCAGGGCAGCGACCGCCTGGTGTTTGACCGCATCGGCGCGGCGGTAACGGCCGGGGCGTTTGTTGTTGGGCAAGCGTATCAAATTATTAGCGTAGGCAATACCTCTTTCACAGCAATTGGCGCCGAATCAAATACAGTTGGTGCATATTTTGTAGCCACTGGCGCGGGCACTGGCACCGGCACGGCGGGGCCGATCAATACCCGGAATGCAGCGGTCTCAGCGTTGGTGGCGTTGCTGGGAGGCGACCCTGCTGGAACGGCCGCCGCCGCGGTAGCGGCGCACGCAGCAGCAGCAGACCCCCACCCTGGATACACAACCCCGCAAGAGGCGGCAGCAGCTGCCCCTGTGCAGTCGGTTGCGCTGTCGGTTCCTAGCGGTTGGAGTACCAGCACTACCAACACGGGCGGCGGTGTCACCCTTACCCTGGGGCTGCCGTCAGGATTCAGCCTGCCGAGCAACGCGATCCAGACGACATGGACGACAGGGGCAACGCTGGCCGGCACAGCGGTTCAGCCGGCAGATCTCGCATCGACGCTCTCCAGCTATCTGACGACCGCCAATGGAGCCCTCACCTATCAACCTCTGGATGGCGATCTGACAGCCATTGCGGGGCTAAGCACTAGCGCCTATGGCCGCTCGGTGTTGGTGTTGGCCAATGCCGCGGCGGGGCGAACCTGGCTTGAACTGGGCACGGCCGCCACTGCCGCTACCGGTGATTTTGCAACTCCTGCAGCACTGAGCACCGGCCTGGCCACAAAGGCCGACCTGGTTGGAGGCGTGGTGCCCACCAGCCAAATCCCGGCAATTGCCCTGGTTCAGTATCTAGGCCAGGTCAGCAGCCAGACCGCGATGCTGGCCCTCCGGGGGCAAGGTGGTGATTGGTGTATTAGGACCGATGGCGGGGCCAGTGAGTGGGTGATCGTCGCCAATGACGGCGCCCTGCTGGCCGATTGGGTCCAGATGCCGACAGGGATGCCCGGCGTCAGCTCGATCAATGGGCAGACAGGAGCTGTCACGCTGGGCACTGGGGATCTTTCGGAGTCCGGAGGCAACCAATTCTTTACCGCAGCCCGAGCAATCGCCTCTGCCCTGGCCGGCTTCACTGCAGGCGCCGGCACGGTCAGTGAATCGGACACGATCTTGCAGGCCCTACAGAAGGTCGTCGGCAACATCGCCAACCGTGCCGCGGCGGGGCTGATCGGCTCTAGCGGTCTAACCATGGCCACCAACCGCCTTGTTGGCCGCAGCGCAGCAGGCACGGGCTCGCTGGAGGAGTTTGCCCCCCTTGGCCTGGCATTCTCCGGCGCCAACCTGGCCACGTTGTCGGACGTTTACATAGACCTATCGGATGGGTCCACTCCGTTAACACACTCAACAACTGTAGCCAAAAAACTTACGCAATATCTGCGTACCGCAATGGCGCTCACTGATCTGCCAGTGTTTGCCGTTGCGACAGCTCCAACCGGCGCAGCATTGCAATTTGATATTAAGGTCAATGGTACGTCAATTTACGCAACTCTGCCAACAATCGCAGCAGGTTCCACTAATTCTACCGCTAGTCCTGGGACATTTGCTTCGGCATTTGTTACCGCTGGCCAAGTTATAGCGACGGGTTCTATAATAGCTTATTTTGTTACTCAAGTTGGGTCAACTGTTGCGGGAGCTGGGCTTTTAGTAATTCTGCCAACTAGGAGGGCAGGATAAAAATGCAGCATTGGGGCGATTCGTTTACTGCCTTTCCACCCCCGGCCGGATCTGGAGGCGTAGTTGCCACAGGCGGCACCACCCAGGACATAAATGTAGGCGGGATAAATTACCGCGTCCATACCGTTAACTCTTCGCAAACAATAAACATAATCAGCGGCGGCACGATTGAATACCTGTTGATTCCCGCAGGCGGCGGCGCCAATGGCGGGGACAATTCAGAAGGCGGCGGCGGCGGTGGCGCTGGTGGCAGACCACTAGAGGGTTCGCTGGCTGTTGCCGTCGGCCTTTACCCTGTGACCATCGGCCTCGGCGGGCTAGGGGGAACTGACCAATCTCGAACCGCTGCACAACGGGCGGGCGGCAATTCCAGCGCGTTCGGGCTGACTGCAATCGGCGGTGGCGGTGGCGCCAGGCTCTCAGGCACAGCCGCCCCGTTTGTTGGTGGCAGCGGCGGCAACGGCGGTGGCGGGTTCCGGTCTGGTGCCGCTGGTGGGGCGTCAACCGCAGGGGGGTTCTCCGGCGGTGCCGCTGGCGCTACCGCGACAGCGGGCGGAGGTGGCGGTGGCGGTGGCGGTGGCCCTGGCGGCAATGGGGTAGCCAGCGGAGTTGGAGGGACTGGCGGCATCGGTTTCGAGTCGTCGATCACCGGCTCGGCACAGAGATATTGCGGTGGCGGCGGTGGCGGCAACCAGACAGGCGCCACCGGGCCTGCTGGCGGCCTTGGCGGCGGCGGCAACGGCGGAGCGCAGAGCGGCGCTGGCCAAGCCGGGGCCGCCAATTCGGGCGGCGGCGGTGGTGGCGGTGGCCGAGGCGGCGGCACCACCGGTGGCGCCGGCGCTGATGGCAGACTAATTTTTCGCTATCAAATCTGAACCCCATGAATTATTTGCTTCTCAACCGCGCCACCAACCTCCTAACTGCATGGCCCCGTGGCGACAGCGAGCCGGTCATTGGACTAGACCGCAATGCCTACCATGTGGTGGAGGCGATTCAGGAGCCCGAGCCCACTGGGTTCAACCCTGCGACGCATCAGGCACAACCACTGGCGCCAGTGGTCAACATCACAGACGTGGATGCCGACGTAAACGGCACCGTGACCTATGGGTGGGAGGTGGTTGAGCTGCCCCCAGGGCCAGCACCTGGGCCAGACTGGCCAGGATTCCGGCATGCGATCCTGACCGAGAACGGGTACGTGGACGCAATGGCAGCAGCCCTGGATTCTGAAAACGCTTCTGCACGCCTTGCAGTGACGTTTTCCATTTCTCGCCTGGATCGCTTCCAGGATAGAGGAGATTTTAGCGAATATTTGCAGGGTCTTCTACTGATTGTGTCGGTTCAGCCAGAGCAAAACATGGCGCCCCTAGTTGAGGAATTTCTAGCCTTGGCTGCGCGGTGCAATCTACCAACGGCCTTTATAACTGCCCTGAATCAGGCTATAATCGCCATGACTCCGCCTAGCGCCTAGCCATGAGTGCATGGGATGTCGTTGCCATGACGGCGCTGCACCTGGCGTTGTTTCTGCCGGCGTGGGGCGTTCTGACGGCAGTGCCAGTCGTGCGGCGCTGGATGCGGGGGAGACTGGATCGTGAGTGAAAATTTTAGTCAAGTTCCACAAGTTCCGCTTAGTGACCTAAAAGGCTTGTTTGACATGCTCAACAGAGCATGTGGTGAATTGTCCGGTGTTAAAGATCAGCTTCAAGAAGTTACTTCTATACAGGGAGATCTAAAGCTCTTATGCTCAGGACTAACTCGGATGGAGACAGCAATATCAGATATTCAAACGGACCATAAAGCCGCAGTTAAAGACATGAACGCGCATGATAGGGACATCATAAAACTCTCAAGCGCTGT